CGGCGGTCATGCCGAAGACTGCGAATGTGCTCATGGTGATCTCCGGGCAGCCACCAGCCTCGCCGGGGTGGCGTGATTCGTTGAAGTGGGGTATTGGTGCGTGACGCGGCATGGGGCCGCAACTGGGGGCGAAATGACTGTTTCGAGCGATACTCTTCACAAGCTCTGTGAAGCTGTGGAAAGGCTGGCAACTGGCAGCGGGACCGCAATGGAGCGTGCGCAGCAGGCGCTGATAGCGATAGCCAGAATCAGGTCGGAGGAGTTCGCCGACAACGTTGCGGGCGTGCCGTGGAGTTTCGTCATCAGCGCATCGAAAGCTATTCGAAATGGAGACGCCGACGCCAAGCAGGTCGATAAATTCAACAGCTCGATCTGGCAGCTCTTCAGCGCCTACCGCCCTAAATAGCACTGCCGGCGCAAGTGGTCAGGCCGCACCGCGCTTTAGCTGATCGATCAACTGCGTAGGAAGGCCCTTGATGGTGAGGGTTGCGCTTTCCTGGTCGAATTCGATGCGTTTTCCGAGCAGATGCGACTCGAAGCTGATCGACAAGCCCTCAGCTCGACCGGTGTAGCGCCTGAATTGGTTGATGGTGCGCTTGTCCGCAGTGAAGCTGTCCATCAGGCCATAGTCGCCGGCCTTGATGAATTCGGCGAAGGTCGTCGGTCGATCTTCGTCGAGCACCTCGGATAGTTCATTCAGGCTGATCGGCTCGCCGAGCTTGGTTTGAGCTGCAGCGTAGTTGACTAACTCGTAGCTCTTCTCCCGAGCGGCGTCGGCTGGCAGATCCTCGCGCTCCACGAAGTCGCTGAACGCCTTGAGCAGGGTGCGCGTTTCACCTGGGCTGTCGACACCCTCTTGGCAGCCAATGAAGTCTTGGAAATACGCGGTCGATGTACGGCCACCCTTGGGCTTGATGAAGGAGATGTACTGCCTCGACGCCGGGTTGTTCTTCCACTCGCTCAGGTTGATGCGGGCGGCGAAGTGCAGAGTGCTAGAGTCGAGCTGGCGCGAGGTGGCTACAGTCAGGTCTCGAGCAACGGCAACGGTCTCGACCTGCTGCAGGATGGCAATCGACAGGTACTCGGTCAGGCCTTGCTGATAGAACGCGAACAGCACGTGCCCGCCGACGCTCAGGTTCGACTCTTCCATCAGCTGGGCCAGGTGCTCTGCCGCGGTGTAGGTGAAGCCGATGAAGTCCGTCTCATCTTCGATGAACTTGCTCAGCCAGCCGCTGAGCGGGTAGGCGCCCGACTGCGCATGAAAGAGACCCCATGCCTTGCCGGTCTTGGCGTTGTAGGTGTCGTTCACATCAGCCAGCAAGTTCTCGATGGCCTGCGTGTCCGGCAGGCACTGGCGGGCCAGGTGCAATACAGCAGGGCTGCCGTCGGGCTTCTTGTCGATCTGGTGGATCACAGCGTGGCGAATGGGCATAGAGTTTCTCCGGGGCATGCGCCGCCCTCCATGGCTGGATGCGGTCGTTTGGTTGGTTCAGTTCAGGATGTCGAGTTGTACTTCGCGGCATTGTTGCTCGCCGTGCGGGAGGGTCTTTGGCGCTTCGATTTCGTCGCCAGGGTTTCGCCTGAGCTCTGCCCGAGTGGCCGCAGCGAACCGTCGCGCTAGTTTTGGTGACACCTTGAAAGCTGGCGCGTCAGGTCGTTTCAAGCGCCGCGTCTGTTCTGGGCGGTCAGCAGCAATGAACGACCGGTGCAGGTCCTGCAGCAGCTCCTGCAACTGGGTGTAGCCGTGAGCCTTCATCGCCTTGGTCAGCTCCGCGCGCGTCCCGGCCGCCGACTCTACAGGCAGCGTCTCGATGCCCAGGCGCTCGGCCTCGGCCTTCTTCCTGTCGCGGTAATCCGCCGAGTGCTTCGCTGCCCCCGTCTTCTTCTCGGCCATCTTCAATTCCTTCTGCTGGGTCTCATGTAGTTAGCGCATGAGACATTTGTGCAAGTTGAAACCTAATTTGAAGCAGACTAAATTTAGAGTTCCATCAACTTTTCGGAGACTCAGGAGCATGCCAACTGATCGCGAGCTGCAGCTCGAACAGGCGCTTATAGCAGTGATCGCATCATCAGAATTACTTGGCTGTAACATTGATTTTCTGTGCAATCGCGCCATTGGCGGCATTATTGGCGGTGTTGAGTTCGCCAATATTCCTGAAGCGCACGTTCAGAGTGTTATCGACGAAATTGAAAGGGCGAAAGCTGCTTCGAAACGCAGTATTGATGCAGCCATTCAACAGGGCTGAAAACTATGCGGCGCCGCTTGGGGAGCCAGGTGGCGTCGAGGTCCTCTTCAGTCCAGCCCATCGAAATATTGAACCCACCTGCTGACCCGCTCGCCTAACCCTGTATCAACCCACAGGGAGCAGCAGTCATGTCCAACCTCGCTATCTATTTCTGGATCGCCGTTGCGGTGATCGTCATCCTTGTCGACCTATGGGCCATCGTCAGTGTGTTCCGCAGTGACAAAACTGATGGCGTTAAGGTCATGTGGTTCCTCGGCATCGTGATCTTCCCGGTTTTGGGATTGATCATCTGGGCGCTGTTTGGGCCACGGGGAATCAAGCCAGGGACCGGACCAACTTCGCCAGAGCACAGCAAAGGGTGACAGTAGTCACGTTGCCGGCCTGCCCACCAACTTACGGTCGGCGGCAGCTTCCAGCGCCTGGGCGGTGTTGACCGCGACCTTGTAGTTGAAGCAGAACACCCGGGTCTTGCCCGTGGCGCACTCGATGATGTGGTAGGCCTTGCCCTTGGCTACGACCTGGTAGCGCACCGACTGGGCCGGCGCGGTCAGGCCGAGGATGACGTGCAGGTTTGCCGGCGGCAGGGTGGTTCGTGCACGCATCGCGGCCAGGCCGTCGACGCGCTGCTGCATGGATGGGTGCATGGGGATCTCCAAGGGACGGGCAAGAAAAAGCCCGGCGTACCGGGCTGGCTCAGTAAGTACCACCTCACGTGAGCTACCGAGGCCGCATGTGGCGGTCCGGCAAGGGCTGGCGGTTACATGGCGGCATCCTCCGTTGTTCGCCACTGGGAAGGCGGTGGCCACCTATGAGTGCAGCTCGTAGGCCTCGGCCTTACGCAGCACGCGAACCTGGGCAGTGCGTCGTTCAGGGGCCCGGCGGTCGCGCCGCATCGGGTCACCGCCGCCGGCTGCAAGTGAGTGCATGGCGATCAGCGCGACAAGCACAAAGCACATCGGGCTGATGATCTGGCGCTTCATGGCCTCGGCGACCATCGCGGCGCGGCGCTGCACGCCAAGCTTGAACATCGCCGCCGACAGCCGCTTCGCGACCGTGCCCGGTGCGATGTCGATTGAGCGGGCGATCTCTTTTGCGGTCATGCCTTGGGCGACAGCGAGCAGGCACTGAAGCTCGCGCGGGGCCAGGCCGCGCCCGAGGTGACCTTTCCACTGGCCGCTGACGATTGTCGATTCCATGATTTGCCTCGGTGGGTGGCTGCATTGGTCGTAACGCTCGCCGCCGCAAAACTCCCGGACCAGGGGAGGGCGAGCGTCACGACCAATGCAGCCTGGTGCTGGGGAGTACCAGGTGATTGGGCAGTTTGCGTCAGGCTGACGTGTTGCTTGCCGATCAGTCGACGGTGATTTTTCCACCGCCGGGCCTCTCGATTGTCTTCAGCATTTCACGCTGAAGCTCACCAATAGCCCAAGCCGTGGCCATCACCGCGACGTCTCGGCACATCGCGCCTTTGATTTCGAAGCCCTCAACGCTGATACCTTGCCTAGTGATGCTCACGCGACCGCTCTTGCGAATTTTCATTTCATCTTCGGTTGTTAACATTGCAACTCCTCCAGTAGGTGCCGGTCAGCCCCGGCTGCTCACCACTCCCCAGGTGACGGGCTTTACGCTAGGCTGAGCGCTCTCACACAACACAGCCAGCTAAGGAGGGCGCAACCGTGGCAGTTTCAGTGGTTGCAAAATTCATCGCAGATGAATGGTTCAAGATCATGGTGATTCTTTGTTTTTTGCTGTTTGTGATGTCGCTGACAGTCGATTTGAAGATTGATAACGGCTTAGTCGGACTGTTCTCGCTTGCGGGTCTGGTCTGGGGGGTTGGTGAAATGGCGTGCAGGCCCTATCGAGAGGTGCTGATGGAAAATCCCATCGGGCCAGGGTGGGGCAAGCTTTCTGGACGGCCCCGCAGTATCAACCTGTCCTCAGTTATCCTTTTTGTGATCTCAATAGCATTCGCGGCGCTTGGCTGCTTGCGCGCCTGGCCAATGGTCACGGCGATGATTGCCGCGGCTTAGCTCTATTCAAATGATTTCCCATCTGGCCCTGTTGCCAAGGCCAGCCGGTGAAATCATCCCGGCCTCGCTACTGGCGACAGGCCGGGTGCACATCGTTGGTTGTTTTTCCGACCGCGGTCTTCTGCCCGCCGGATAACTGTTCTTGGCGCTTTACGCTGCACGCCCGGGTCAGTTGCCAACCCTCTGAACCGTTCAGGCCGGTTCATCGCTGCCTTTCTCGATTTGTTTATCGATCTGCGGCAAAGTAAACATCATGTTTATTGCATGGTCAATGGTTCTGTTTATTTTGTTTATTTTCGCGATCTGCAGGCGAAAAAAAACCGGCTATTAGCCGGTTTCTATCAGTTGGGGGCAGCTCACCAGAGCACAGATGACCAGAAGACCCTCCCGAGGATACGAATCTCGGAGGAAGCGATCTGTGCTGCCGAATACTCCTCGTCAGGATGCTCCTCGCGGTTGAAGCTGCGCAGGCGAATTCCCCCACCAGGAATTCTATAAAGGGTCTTCACTCGAAGCTGCCCTGCGTGATCAATTGCATACATCTTACCGTCCACGACGGTGGTCGAGCCCGTGTTGACCCCGACAATGCTCCCATCTGGTAGCACAGGCTCCATGCTGTTTCCGGAAACGCTGACGCATACGGCTTCATCGGGCTGAACACCCTGACGGCGAAGAATCATCTTTCCAAACCGCATCTTTTCATCGTGCGATGGCTCGACCGCTGTCCTGCCAAGCCCGGGTGTCAACTCGACTTCCTTAAGGAACGGCACATACACCCCGTCATCATCGAAAGAGGGGGCATCGTTCCAGGCACTTACTTCATGGCGTATGTCCGATTGCTTGGGAGTGGCGTCCTTCTGCCACGGGCTTCCCGGCATGTCCGGAGAGCCTTCGCCAGTCTCAAGCCAGTGACGATCAAGCCAAAACAGGGCGGTGACCATCGATAAAGATGAAGCTGGAACGCCCCTGGCGAACCAATTGTTTAGGGCTTGAGGGCTGATGCTCATGGTCTCGGCGAGGCTTTTCGCCGAGATTCCTCGCTCTGCCGCTATCTGCTTGAGGCGTTCGCCTGAATGTAGGTTTTCCATAAACAGAAAGTTTACTCAGCTTGCGATGTTTATTAAATAAACGTATCGTTGATAAATGTTTATCAAAACTCGGCGATATGTTTATGAGTTCGACCCCACTCGAGAGCGCTATCTGCGTTGCTGGGACCGCTAAGGCTTTGGCGAGAACACTCAGTGTAAGCCCGATGGCTGTATCGCACTGGAAGCTTCGGGGGATACCTGCCCGACACGTTATCGCTATCGAGAAGGCGACAGGCGTACCTCGTTACGTTTTACGTCCTGACCTATATCCGCCTGATGATAGCTCCACCTGAGCAACATCGATTATCCGCTTCTTTACGGATCCCCCGTAGTCACTCGCCTGAGCTGTTCATTCATCCAGCAATCAAAAATGCAGGCACAAAAAAACCGGGTGGCAGCCCGGCTTCTTTTAACAACGTTAGGTCTTGATTATGCATATTGCAGTCGGAGCAAGCAATACCCGCCTTATCACGCTAGATTTTGGTTTCACCCTGAATCTGCCACATCAGGTCGAGAGCAGCGAGGGCGGGGCGTGAGCGTTCAAGCAATGGCCTGGGCGCTGGCCATCCCGAAGGCAGCGCTGGACAACCCCGCAGCACGCCATGTGCTGCTGTGCCTTGCGAACTACGCCGGTAGCGACGGTCGCGGGGCATTCCCCTCTGCGGGCACGCTCTCCGAAGACACCGGCCTGTCCGAGCGCACCGTCCGCCTGAAGCTGGACGAGCTGGAGAAGGGCGGTTTCATCGTTGAGGGAAACCAGGCCATCGCCGCGGCGTACATCGACCGCCGGGATCGCCGACCTGTAGTCTATGACCTGCAACTGAAGCGGGGTGCAAATGCTGCACCCCGTAAGGATCGGGGTGAAAATGACGGCACGGGGTGCAGCTCACAGCAGAGCGGGGTGCAGGAAAACGCAGGACGGGGTGCAGCAGCTGCACCCAATCCGTCATTGAACCATCAATTAACCGAAGAGCAGCAGCCGCGCGATCTGGCTGGCGTGATCGAGCAGCAGGATCGTCAGGCCATTGAGCTGCCGGGAGATCGCCAGAACTTCGCTATGTTCGCGGAGTGGGACCCACCCACCAACCTGGTTGCCGCTCAGCTGAAATTGGCCGGCCTGACCTTTGAGGCTCTGACGGAGGAAGCGCTCCAGAGCTTCCTGGGCTACTACATCGCCAAGTCGCAGGTGTTCGACAGCAACGGCGGCTGGTGCTTCCGCCTGGCCAGGTGGGTCAAGACCGAAAAAGCCAAGGGCGCAGTTGCGCACGAAGAGGCCGGTACCGACTGGACCAAGAAGGGGGTTCGAGTATGACAGCCACCAACGTCCGCCAGCTCTTGGCCGAACGCCGAACCGATCCGACCTATCAGCCACCGGTAGAGCCGGGAGCGATGCCGATCGATCCGGCAACTCGCCAGGTTATCGAAGACCTGTTTCTTCGACTGCGTGGCGCCTGCGGCGCCTGGCGCCAATCCTGGCCAACTCCTGGGGTGATGGACGCAGCCAAGTTGGAATGGCTCGGCGAGTTTATGCGCTCAGGCATCACCCGTCTGGAGCAGATCGATCACGGCATGCGCGTGCTGAGTGCCAGCAAGTCGGCATTTATCCCGGCGCCTGGCGTGTTTGTGAGCTGGTGTTTCGCCCCCGAAGGCCTTGGCTTGCCCAGCGTCGAGAAGGCCTATGCCCAGGGTCTGCGCAACTGCCACCCGGCAATGCGCGCATCAGCGAAGTGGATGCATCCAGCCGTCTACCACGCGACTGCTGCCACTGGCTTTCACAGCCTTCCGCTGATGTCGCGTGAACTCGGTCTGTCCTGTTTCGAAAAGCACTACCTGGCCCAATGCCGGAAGATCTGGCAAGGCGAGAGCTTGGGGCCGGTACCGGTTGCCGAACTCGCTGCCCCTGCCAGCCCTCGCTCGCTGGATGTTGGCCGTGCCGCGCTTGACGCGCTGCGCTCCGCCAGGGGGGGGCGGTCATGACTCACCCAATGTTGGCCGCGCCTGACCTCGCAGAGTACCGCTGGGCGCTCTATGCCTGCGGGCATCTGCTCGACCTCACCAATGAACCACACCCACCCGTGGGCCTGTATCGCGACGAGCAGTCGGCGAGGCTGCACGGTTTGTGCCTGTGGCCGACAACCTTTACGGTCATTGACCTTCATCAGGACGAGCGCCCATGACTGCGACAGTGGCCGTCAACCTATCCGATGCGGAAATTCGGCGGCAGGCCGGAGCGCCAGGTGTACGCGACCTTCGTGATCCTCGACACCCTGGTTTGAGGTTCCGGTTTGACCAGAGCCGAAAGGCGGGCACCTGGTTTCTGGTGGTACGCCGCAAGTGGAATCGCCTGGCCCGCTTCCCGGAGTATGGATCTGGCGCGATCTTCGCGGAGCTTCCCAACCTTCGCCAGCGTTTACTGGGCCATCCGAGCGAAGCTATCGGCCTCGCAGGCATGGTGACACTGAACGATTTGCTGCCCTGGTACCGGGATAGGGTCGCAAATGATGCCGCCGTATCAGAATCGTGGAAAGGAACAGTTGGAACCGTTATCGGCAAGCATTTGTTGCCGCGACTGGGCGATTTACCGATTGGCGAGTTGACTGCCGCAACGCTCGACAAGCGCCTGATGTGGCCTGCGCAAGCCGAGTGCTCGACCTCCTATGTCCGACAGATGTTCCGGGTACTGAGCTTGGCGATGGGTAAGGCGCGCGAGCTGGGCCTGATCGGCAGTAATCCCATGGCTGAACTGAAGTTCAAGCATTTCATCAAGACCAAGATCCTGGCCAAGGATGGCCAGTTGCGTGCTGACCATCTGCAGGAAGTAATCCCGGCTTTGGCCGCACTTTTCGAGCAGGCACCGGCAGACGCGATGGTGCCTTTGCTGATGGTTTGCCACGGCACCCGATTGGGCGAGACGCGCCGCGCTGAATGGGCTGATTTCGCCCTGAGCCAAGCAGAGTGGTTTATTCCTGCGGATCGCACCAAGACGCGCACTGCGCACCGCCTGCCGCTTACGACCCAGGTGTGCGCTCTGCTGCGTCGGTATCGAACCGCGCAGATCGAAAGGGGATACGGCGGCCGTTACCTATTCCCCGGCCGGAAAGGCCAGCCCTTGAGCCCCAGTCAGGCGTCGGCCGTGTTTCGTCGATTGGCCAGCCGCGCATGGACCAGCCATGACCTGCGCAAAGTGGCGCGGACGGCCTGGCTCGACATGGGTGTCGATGGGTTCATCGGTGAAATGCTGCTCAACCATTCGCTTGGCAAGGTTGCTGATACCTACATCAAAACCCAGGCCAAAGGTTTACGTCGCGAGGCTCTGGAGCTGTGGCACGACTGGTTAGACGGGATCGGCTTCGCGGCAATTCACGGGTTGACGGGCGTGCAATCCGCAATTCCTCACAACGCGCTGCAGCCCAAGGTACGTAAGGCGCGCAGCCCAATCGACGAATTTGTTACAGGGGAGAATGCAGAACGTGCAAAAGCGCCTTCAGGATGGCTTTAAAAGACCGCGCCTTGAACTCACTCAGTGCTCGGTCTGCAGGGGTAGGGCGGTTGTAAAAGGGGTGTTCTTTGAGCTGGTCTGCACTGATTGCAATGGCTCAGGTTGGGTTGTTGAGGGTTCCAGGTTGGTGCTTCCGCTTGAGGAGCTGGTAACGCAGCTAAGTTTCAAATTGCAGCATGCACAGAGACAAATTGAAGCGCTCAAAGGGCCGATCAAAGTAGTCGGCCCGCAGCAGCAATATAAGAATCGAGCCGCCTGGGGGCGGGTGGCACAAATTACACAGGGGATAGAGAACATGATGATTCGTAAGCCGGCAGGCCGACCATTGGGAGATACCGAGTACCTGCTGGAGCAGTGGGGGTGGTGGCGGATGGATGGGGCGGGCATCCCCAGTTACACCTCACCTACCTTTGCGCTGATGCGTCAGGCAGTTCCTCAGCCATCGGCAAGCAAGAACTACTGCATCACTGACGACTGGGCGCTTGCCGTCGATAATGCCGTGGCCAAGCTAGCGCACCGAGATCAGCAAATGGGCGATATTATTTGGCTGTACTACGGCGCCAAGTGGCCTATGGTGCGGGTTGGAAAACAATACGGGATGAGTGAAGGCAAGGCGCGGGAGTTGGCGAGAGCAGGTGCCGCTTGGATTGACTGTGCTGTGAGCGAAATGCGAGAAGTTGCTTGATATTTGAAAGTCTTAATTATAGACAGCTACTTTTGAACTATTGATGAGAGCGACGCAGATCGCTCTCATCAGCAGTGCGAGGGGTTATTAGTCAAAAATGCTTTTCTTTTTAAGTTCTGAGGATACTATGCCTTGATATTTTTCTATTGTGTGGATTATTTTTTGTTCGATTCTGGTTAGCTCTCTCCAGATGGATGAGTAATCTAAGTTTTCAAGGAGTGCTTTAGCGCTAATTTTTAAGTGGCCGTCTGGTAAGTTTTCTTTGCCTTGTGCGGTTGCGCGGATGGCGCTTTGAAGTGCTTTTGGGGTTGCAGTCTTTAGTTTGTTGATAGTGTTTAAGAATAGCACATGGTCAATTTCGGAAATAAAGCTGTGGCGCCTGGCGTGCCGACTATTATTCCAATATCTCAATGTTGAGCCATTGACGCCGGCGTATGCTTCAGGTAATTTTTTGTCTACGTAGTTAACAAGGGCTTTGGTTTCTCCGCTTTTTAGCGTATTTGAAATATCTATGAGTTCGGTTGGGTATTCTTGTAGTATGTAATCTCTGCCATACCTATAGCTGTCAATATTGCTAAGAAAAAGTAGTACTGTTTCCCAGGTTTGGAAGTTGTCCGGCGCTTGTTGGTAGAACTTTTTTGCTATTTCATCGCTGGAGTTCTTTATGAAGGATGCAGCGTGATACTCCAAAATGCTCTTGTGTAGGAAAGACACTTGGTCAAATCCGTCCTCCAGCATAAGGCATGCTACATTTACAACGTCCTGCTTGAAGTGTTCAAGCTCGCAAGTAGAGTCGGGAGTGTACTTTATTGCTCTTTCAAACGATTTTCTGAAATCATTGTGTTTGACGGATCTCCCGATGTCATCTTGAGCGATCATGAAGCAAAAAGCATCGAAAAGTTTGAGGAGTTTTGATTCTGATAGTTTACTGTGATGCTGTCTATTAAATCCGGCTTTTAACTTGTCGTGTTTTGTAAATACGGTATTGAATAGTTTGTCAAAAAAATCTGGAAGAGTTGATGGGATTTCGCTTTCGGATTCGTAAACTAAAACCAGTAAGGTGAGCATCAAGGGGGTTGTTATTACTCCTTTAATGTTATCTGGGGCGTCAGTTATTGCTTGGGTTATAGCGAATCTCTTTGTGGACTCAGTGATAAGCTTTCTTAGGAAAGGCTCGTAGTCATATTTGTTCAATTCGGATAGGGAGTAAACATTGAATCCGCCAAGATTCTGTACTGCATTGTAAGGTCTGGATGAAATGATGATTTTCAGTTTTTCATACTTGTTTTTGATGTTTTCTAGTGTGTAGATGGTGTCGGATATTTTGCTTGGTTGTATTTCATCGAATCCGTCTAGGATTAGTACTAGGTTTCCTGTGTTTGCCAAGTAAGAAAAGGTGGTTTGTCCGCCTTCAATTTCTGCAGTTTCTAGATAGCTAAGGATGAGGTCGTATAAAGATCGGGCTTCGGATATCATGCGAAGCTCAATAAATACCGGGATGAAGTTTTTTTCGATAGCAGAATTGCACAGGTGGCGTAAAAAAATAGATTTTCCTTGGCCTACAATGCCTTCGATGATCGTGTGTCTGAATGGAAAGTCGTCTATGTTTTTTATAGCGTGGACATTGTTTTTGTCGTGTATTTTTGATGGGTAATAAAATTCGTCTATCAATATGCCTCGATCGCGAGACCACATGGTTTTGACTGTGTTAATGTCGATGATTATTTTCGTTAGTTTTTCCGCGGAGTTGGCTGCGTTCCATTTTAATTGTTGATCTTTTGCGAGCGACAAAGCTCCCTTAGCTAAGGACGTGAGTACGGGGGTTAGAATTTTAATTAAAGAGGCTGTGGTGATTTCAATTGCCATTAGGTTCCCTCCACGGTCAGAGGCGCATCATAAATCGATCAGGTGTTTTCCGCACGGAATAGGTGTGTTTTCATAGCAGCGTTTGTTGCTGTGAACGCAGCGCGACGCCTTCAAGAGCCCATTTACAAGCCCTGCCATCGTGCGGGGCTTTTTCGTTTTCGGCCCCATCCCTGGCTCCTTGCTCCAAGCGGATGACAGAGACATGGAGGCCGGACCAATTTGAGGACTAAAGATGAACACTGAGCATCAGGCGCTCGCCGATGTGCCCCTCTGGCTTTTGGTGCTGTTGAGCATGGCCGGTCTGTCTGGCGAGATGCTGAGGGCATCGGGTAGCGATCTTGGTCTACGGCAGATCCTTCAGCGTGTAGCTCTGCGTTTTCTAGCGTCTGGCCTGCTGGGCATGGCAACGTTGCTGCTCGCGATGGCTCTGTGGAGCAACCTCTATCTTGCTGCTGGATTGGGCATCGTCATTGCCGTGATCGGCGCGGACGTCGCCGGTGGTTTGTACACCCAGTTCCTGGCCAAGAAAGCCGGAATCAACTCCCGTAGCTAACAATGAGGTAAAGGACGGTGATCAATCTCGATATCGATGTCGATAGCGCTCCTTTGTTCCGAGAAGTTTCGGATATTCAGCGTAAGCAGATCCCGTTCGCCCTGGTCCTGGCACAAACCAAGCTGGCCCAGCGAGTGAAGCCAGGCATGCTCAAAGTCATGCAGCAGCGCCTGGATCGACCAACCCCTACCACGATGAGAAGCCTGTTTGTGCAGGCGGCCACCAAGATCCGTCCGGCCAAGGTGTTCTTCAAGGATTCATGGGCCACTGGGATTCCTGCTGATGCCTACTTGCAGCAGGCCGTGCGGGGTGGTCAGCGGCCGCATAAGCGTTTCGAGCGGTCGCTGATTGCTCAAGGGCTGATGAAGTCGGGGCAGTTCGCGCTACCGGCCAAGGATCTGCTCAACCAGTACGGCAACATCTCACGCGGCACCATGACCCGCATCCTTTCGGGGCTCGGTGCTGCCGAGTCAGGGCGCGGGCATCAGGCCAATGCCACGGGCAGTAAGCGCAGTCAGCGAAAAGGTAACGCAAGGCGCTACTTCGTCGGCTCTGTCGACGGGCGGCAAGGTGTGTGGGAGCGCAAAGACTCGGCGTTCGGTGATGCGGTACGCCCGATGTTCCTGTACTCCAATGGCGCGCCGGGTTACCGGGTGATTTTCCCGTTCTTCAAGATCGCCGACAACATCGTCAAAGCGCATGCCCAGGCCGAGCTCACAGCGGCACTGGGGCAGGCCATCGCCAGCGCCCGACCCTGACCGGCAAATGAGACGACTTTCCGTTACCCCCCGTCAATGGGTCCTCCTGGACCCACCGGGGCTAGGGGGTAATTCGGGCCCCGCCTTTTCGCTATGTATGACCCTTTTTCGGAGGTTGGTTGTTGTTTAGTCCATGACAAATCCATCGATTACCCGACAGCCGTACTGGCTGAACAAGAAACGCATGGCCGAAAGCCTCGGAATTTCGGTTCAAGCCTTCGATAAATGGGGCGTTGTGCCGGTCGCCAAGATCGGCCGCGAAGCGTTTTACGACACCCGCGCAGTGGTCGCTAACCGCCTGCAGCATCAGGCCGGCAAACAGCAACCTGGCGAAACCGACAAAGATCCGCTGGTTGAGTACAAAACCTTGGTCGAGCGCTTGCGCTTGACCAAGGAGCAGGCCGATGCCCAAGAGATGCGAAACGAGGTCAAGCGCCGACACCTGGTGCCCGCTGATTTCATCACCTTTGCCTTTGGCCGGCTGTGCGGACTGATTGGTTCGACCCTCGACACGGTGCATACCAAGGTCAAGCGCAAGCACCCCGATATTGATTCTCGGCACCTTGAAGCGCTGCAGCGTGAGGTCGCTGTTACGCGTAACGAAGCGGCGCAACTTCACGAGCGTTTACCGGAGATTTTGAATGAGTTCCTTTCCTCACTGGATGACGACACTAGCTGACGCGGTTCGGCTGGGCTTGTCGGCGCTGTACAAAGAACCGCCGATGACCGTTGTGGAATGGGCGGACAAACACTTTTACTTGTCCTCGGAGTCGTCCTATCAAGAAGGGCGGTGGACGACTGCGCCGTTTCAGGTGGCGATTCTCAACGCAATGGGCAACGACCTGATTCGCGAAGTCAACTTCGTGAAGTCGGCCAGGGTCGGGTACACCAAGATGCTGATGGCGTTCATCGGCTATCTAGCCCAGCACAAAAAGCGCAACGTGCTGATGTACTGCCCGACCGAGGGTGACGCCGAGGGCGTCATGAAGCGCCACATTGAGGGGATGATTCGGGATGTTCCGGTGGTCCTCGATCTGGCGCCCTGGTACGGCATGAAACACCGCGACAACACCCTGGAAGCCAAGTGTTTCGCCAACCGCAAAATGCTCTGGTGCCTGGGTGGCAAGGCGGCACGCAACTATCGGGAGAAAAGCCCGGATACCGTCATTTACGACGAGCTGTCGAAGTTTGACGAGGATATCGAGGGGGAGGGCGCTCCGACATTCTTGGGCGACAAGCGCCTGGAGGGCGCCACTTTCAAGAAGTCAGTGCGGGGCTCAACGCCGAGCGAGGCTGAGAAGTGCCAGATTACGCGGGCCGCCATCGAGTCGCCGCATGACCTGCGATTCAGGATCAAGGCGCCTTGTTGCGGCGTTGACCAGGTGCTGCGCTGGGGTGGGAAAGATGAACCGTTTGGCATCAAGTGGCGGCTCAATGAGCGGCACGAAGTCGAAGCGGCCTGGTACCTCTGCCCGCACTGTCAGGGCGGCACCTTCGAATATCACGAAATGGTCGCGGCTTCGGCCGAGAGTGGTCGGTGGGTTTGTGAGCGTTCCGGCATTTGGACGCGCGACAGCATGGAGTGGTTCGACGCGGCGGGTGAGCCGACGGTAACGCCGCGCTCGGTGACATTCAGCGTGTGGACGGCCTATTCGACATTTACGACCTGGGTCGATATCGCTACCGACTTCGTCAAGGTCGGCAAAGACCGGGGCAAACTCAAGACCTTCGTCAACACCACCCTCGGCGAGGTGTGGGAGGAAGATCAGGGCGAGAAACTGGACTGGGAGCAGTTGCGTGACCGGCGCGAGGTGTTCAGTCAGGTACCGGCCAGGGCTGTGGCCCTGTTCGGCGGTATCGACACCCAGGATGACCGTTACGAGGGGCGGGTGTGGGCCTATGGCGCGGGTGAGGAAGCCTGGCTAGTTCACCGCTTCATTCTCACGGGCGACCCTGCCAGCATCGAGCTGCGTCGCAAGGTTGGCCGTGAGCTTCACCGCCACTTCACCCGTGCCGACGGCTCGGTGATGCGTGTGGAGCGCTGGTGTTGGGACTCGGGCGGCCACTACTCAGACGAGGTGCGGGCCGAGAGCCGCAAGTGGGGTGTGCAGTGGGTTATCCCGATCTTCGGGGCCAGCACCTACGGCAAGCCCATTGCGAATTTCCCACGCAAAAAGGACAAGCGCAGCAAGGTCTATCTGACCGAGGTCGGCACCGACAACGCCAAAGAGCTGATTTACAGCCGCATGAAGCTGCAGCCAGACGGCCCCCGGCCTGTGCCTGGCTGTATGCACTTGCCCGCTGATGAGGTGATCTGCGACGAGGACGAGCTGCAGCAGCTCACCAGTGAGCGCAAGAAGTGGATTGTCGTCAAAGGCCAGCGTGTCATGCGCTGGGACTCTGGCGGCCGCCGAAACGAGGCGCTCGATTGTGCTGTGTATGCCTTGGCCGCACTGCGCATCAGTCAGCAACGCTTCGGTCTGGACCTGGATCTGTTGGCCAGTCAGAACCCTGATACCGGCGAATGGGAAGTAGACGACGAAGACGACGCGCCCGAGGTTGAGGTGGGGTTGTCACAGGCTGAGTTACCGGCGCCCGAGTCGGAGCCTACTGAGCCGCCACCAGAACCCCAGCCCGCCGTAGGTGACTGGGTCGATACAGGAGCAAAGGGATGGCTGTAGCAAGCGCACAAGAAATGGTCGAAATCTACCAGCAGGCCGAAATGGAGCTGCTGCAGGGCGGCAAAGATGTGCAATTTGGCGGCCGACGTGTGGTGATGGCGGATCTGCCGCAGATTCGTGCGGGCCGTACAGAATGGGAGCGCCGGGCAGCGGCCGAGGCCCGTGATGGGCGCTCGGGCCACTCCCTGGCGACGTTCGCATGATTGGCGAACTGCTGGACCGTGCCCTGGCGCCGTTTGCGCCCAAGATGGCGCTACAGCGGATGCATGCCCGTAGCGTGATTGTGGCCTATCAGGCCGCCAAGCCTTCGCGTACTCACAAGGCGACGCGTGAGAGCGGGAGCGCCGACCGTTCGTTGCAGCCGTCTCTGCAATCTATGCGGGAACAATGCCGCAGCCTGGAGCAGGATCACGACATAGTCACCGGTGTGTTTGATCGGATGGATGAGCGCGTGGTGGGTGGCCCAGGAATCGCGGTAGAACCGATTCCGCTACGTTTCGACGGCACGGTGCATACCGAGTTTGCCGCTACGATCAAGGCGGCCTGGGCGGAATGGTCGCTAAAGCCTGAAACGTCCGGCGAGCTGACCCGGCCGCAGGTCGAGCGCCTAGTTTGCCGTACCTGGCTGCGTGACGGCGAGGCCCTGGCGCAAAAGTTAATGGGCCCAGTGCCGGGCTATGACTACCTGACAAGCGTGCCGTTTGCCCTGGAGCTGCTGGAGCCAGACCACTTACCTATTGGCTACGTCGACTTGTCGAAAAACATCGTTCAGGGCGTCGAGCGCAATGCCTGGAAGCGGGTGAAGGCTTACCACTTGTTCAAGACTCACCCCGGCGGGCTGGGGGCGATCAGCTTTGCGGAGAACTGCAAGCGCGTGCCGGCCGAGCAGATGATTCACATTGCCCACCGTAAGCGTATCGGGCAGAACCGTGGTGTTCCGCTACTGCATGCCGTGCTGATCCGTCTGGCGGATATCAAGGAGTACGAAGAAAGCGAGCGGGTGGCCGCGCGCATCAGTGCGGCACTGGCCATGTACATCAAGAAGGGCACACCAGACGACTACATTTTGCCCGGCAAGGGGCAGGCGCAGGCGCAGCGCACATTCCAATTTGCGCCGGGCACGGTGATCGACAATCTGCTGCCCGGCGAGGAAGTCGGGACCATCGAGAGCAACCGGCCGAACCCGTTCCTTGAGGGGTTCCGTAACGGCCAGCTCAAGGCGGTGGCCGCCGGTGCGCGCAGCACCTATTCCAGCGTGGCCCGCAGTTATGACGGCACCTATTCGGCGCAACGCCAGGAGCTGGTTGAGGGCCAAATGGGTTACGACCTGCTGCAGCATGAGTTTATCGACTACTGGTGTCGCCCCGTGTACCGGTCATGGCTGCAAACGGCGGTGATGTCTGGCCAGTTGCGCCTGCCGCCAGACGTTAACCCCCTGACGCTCTACGGCGCGTTTTATCAAGGGCCAGTCATGCCCTGGATCAACCCGGTGCATGAGGCGACCGCTTGGGAAATCTTGGTCCAAGCCGGCTTTGCCGATGAGGCCGAGGTGGCGCGCTCGCGTCAACGCAATCCCTCGGAACTTAAGGCATCCCGCACGGCGGAAATCCAGAGGAACCGGGAGCACGGGCTGGTCTTCAGCTCGGATTACTACCACAAAATCTACGGGGTAAACCAAGGAAATGAACCTACAGATGCCAACGAAAAGCCCACCGATGTGGATGCCTCCACACGGCTCGACGGCGACGGTAACCAATCCGGCGAGTAGCTGGTACACCATGCGCGCTGGCGTTCAAGTCGGCAGCGTGGACTTGGACCTGTTCGGCGAGATTGGCGCCGAAGGCATTACCGCGCAGCAGTTCGCCAACGATCTGCGCGCGCTCGGTGACGTGTCACAGATCAATCTGCGCCTTAACAGCCCAGGCGGCGCGGTGTTCGAAGGCATGGCCATCTACAACCTGCTCAAGCACCACAAGGCGCGCAAGGTTGGCACTGTGGTGGCGTTGGCCGCAAGCATGGGCAGCGTGGTGCTGATGGCCTGCGACGAGCGTCGCATTCCGGCCAACGCAATGATCATGGTTCACAAACCCTGGGGTATTCAGGGCGGCACTGCCGAAGACATGCGCAGCTATGCCGATCAGCTGGATATGTTCGGGGCAAGCATGACAGCGGCTTACACCGACAGGACTGGCAAGACCGCCGAAGAAATCGACGCACTGCTCAGCGCAGAAACCTGGATGACCGGCACCCAAGCCGTCGCCATGGGCTTTGCCGACGTGCTGCTAGACCCGGTCGAGGCCTTCGGAAAAATCACTTCCAACCGCTACAAGGACTTCATCAACATGCCAGAAGCAGCGAAGCAGTTTTTTGCCCCCCAGGGCTCGACAACGGTCGTTCCCCCGGCTGCCCCGCCGGTAGTGCCGCAAACCCCTACCGAAACCGTTGAACAGATTCAGGCGCGAGTGCTGGCGGCAGAGGGCGCGCGTCGTACCTCTATCACCACCTCGTTTGCCCCGTTCGCGGCGCATGCCGCGCTGCGCGACACCTGCGTGAACGACACCAGTTGCACCGTGGAGCAGGCCAACGCCTTGCTGCTGGCTGCTATCGGCCAAGGAACCACCCCAACGGGCGTGATTACCCACCCTGGCCACCTCGGCAACGGCAACCTGGTCGGCGACTCGGTGCGTGCCTCGCTGTATGCCCGTATCGGCCTCGAAAAGATGCAAGCCGACAACCGTTACAACAACATGAGCCTGCGCGAGCTGGCCCGCGCTTCGCTGGATGGGCGTGGCATTGGTGTGTCGTCGCTGAACACCATGAACATGGTTGGCTTGGCCTTTACTCACACCTCCAGCGACTTTGGCAGCATCCTGATGGACGCAGCCTACAAAGCGCTGCTGGCCGGCTGGGAAGACGCGCCCGAGACCTACCACCTGTGGACCAAGAAGGGCCGTCTGAGCGACTTCAAGGTCGCCAATCGCGTCGGCCTGGGTTCGTTCTCGTCGCTGCGTGAAGTACGGCCAGGCGCGGAGTACAAGTACATCACCCTGGGCGATACCGGCGAAACCATCCAGCTGGCCACCTACGGCGAGATTTTCAGCATCAACCGCCAGGCGATCATCAACGATGACCTCGACGCGCTGACCCGTATTCCTGCTCTGATGGGGGCGGCGGCGCGGGCTACCATCGGTGATCTGGTGTATTCGATCCTGACCGAAAACCCGAAAATGAAGGACGGCAAGCCGCTGTTTGACGCGTCGCGTAACAACCTGTTCGGTGCTAACTCCAAGCTGTCTCTGGAGGCGTTGAGCGCAGCGAAGACGGCCATGCGTTTGCAGCCGGCACAAGTGGAAAAAGGTGCCAAGCCGCGACCGCTGAACATCCAGCCGGCCTTTGTTCTGTGCCCGGTGGCGCTGGAAGACAAGGCCAACCAGATCATCCGGTCGGCTTCTGTGGCAGGCTCGGACGTGAATGCCGGTGTTGACAACCCGATCCGCAACTTTGCGACCGTGATTGCTGAGCCACGTCTGGATGCAGCATCGTCCACTGCGCACTATCAAGTGGCCAAGCTGGGTTCGGACACCGTGGAAGTGGCCTACCTGGATGGCATCGATCAGCCGTACTTCGAAACCCAGGAAGGTTTCAGCAGCGATGGTGTTGCGACCAAGGTTCGTATCGACGCTGGCGTTTCCGCACTCGACGCTCGGGGCATGAACAAGTCGACCGGCGCGAACTAATCGCTGGCCGCAACCCAAACACCCCGCAAATGCGGGGTTTGTTGTTTCTGGATCGGAGAAAAAGCAGATGAGCACCAACTATGTGAGTTCGGGCAAAACCGTGAGCATGCCGGCACCGACCGGTGGGTCTGTCGCGGGTATCCCGCAGGTGATCGGCGATTTGGCGGTTATGCCGCTGCAAAGCGGCTCCAAGGGGGCAATGGTCGTCTATCACACGGACGGCGAGTGGGGCGCACCGGCTGCTGCTGGCCTGAAGGCAGGCAAAAAAGTCAGTGTGATCGATGGCCAGTTGGTGCCAGCGGAAACCGAAGGCGCGCTGCCCTACGGCAAGTTGACCAGTGACGCGGTTAACGGTGCCGCTACTGTGCTGATCGTTCAGTGATGGAGGCCAGCAGCTTTCGCGAGCGCATGGCCAAACGAGACACCACGATCCTGCGTCGCGTGGGTGACCGCGCGACGCGGGAGGACGGCAGCGCAGTGCTGGGCACCTTCGAAAATCCGTTCCAAGACCCCCAGTTGGGGGCCAAGGGCGGCAGTCAGCGTTTGGCCGCGACCATCAACGCCGAGGAAATTCGCGAGCCTCGGTTTAATTTGCCCGTCAAGGATGCGGCCGGCTTGGGAAAGGGGGCTGCCCTGACCATCGAGCTGGCCCCGGCCGATGGCGGCGGCCGCTACAAAGTGCTCCGGCAGGAGCCAGACGGTAGCGGTTGGGTCGCCCTGGTACTGGGGAAAGAGAATGAGCGAACAGCCGACATTACCTAGCGAGTTCACCTTGCTACATGACGCCATGACTACGGCGATCACCGACGCGCTGCCTCAATGCCGGCATGTCGAGGCCTATCCGAAGATTGTCGCGGAAGGAATGAAGCTGCCGGCGTTGATGTTCGCCATGACGGCCGTCGAGCCTGGACCTGATCCCGGCGACGGCCGCACCTGCATCACGGCGACTTTCGAGGCGCTGATTCTGGTTGAGGAAGCGCGCCCCAGGGCTCCCCTGCAGGCGGCGATTCTGGCCGGTCACCTGGCCAAGCTGTTGCGCCTGCAGTACTGGGATCAAGACTTTGTTGGCCCTGTCACGGATGTTCGGGGCATGCCCTCGGAAACGCCGGAGATTCTGCAGTGCGTGAGCTGGTCGGTGCACTGGCGGCAAGATATCTACCTGGGCGACACCGCCTGGCTGTGGGATGACGAGCCACCCGGTTCACTGGTGTTCCTTGTGGGGCCAGATGCCGAAAGCGTTGAACCAGAGGAACTGCAATGAGCTACGCAAGTGCACAGCATGACCGCATGCTGGCCGGCCTGGTCATACCCTGCAGCGTCGTCGGGATCGACCTGGCGGCTGCGATGGTGCGTGTTTCAGACGGTGCCGGTTGGACCAGCGCCTGGGTGCGCTGGCACAGCCAGGCGGCGGGCAAGGCGCGGCACTGGCGGGCGCCGAGCCTGGGCGAGCAGGGCGCGCTGATCAGCCCCAGTGGCGAGCCGGCGCAGGGTACGTTCGTGCCCGGCCTGTATGGCAATGCCGGCGCACAACCGGATAACCGCGATCACGTCGAGGTGTGGCGCTTCGACGACGGCGGCTCGCTGGTCTACGACTGGCAGGCCAAGAGCTACACCATCGACCTGCCCAGCGGCACGGCCACGGTCAAGGTGGGTGGCACCGAGGCGGTACTGACCGACGACGCGATCACCGCCAAGACTGTTAATGCCACGGTGCAGGCCGACAACGTGACGGTACAGGCCGCCAACATCACGCTGGCGGGCGAAGTGCAAATCAACGGCGCGTTACGCGTAACGGGCGATATCAACGGCGGCGGCAGGATCATCGACACCGGCGGCAACACCGCCAATCACAAGCACTGACACCAGCCCGCCCCGCGCGGGCTTTTTTGAGCCTGGAGAAGACTATGGCCGTAGCAAAGAAAACCGCCCCGGAGGCGCCGCCCGGCGCGACTGTGGCGTTTCGCGATGCACGCTTTACCTCGCGCACGTTGATCCTGCCGGACGGGCGAGAGTTGCCTGTGGCGCAGGCCCGTGTGGTGATCGGCGCCGACGACACGGTTGCCCTGGAGTACTTGAAAGGCCACTCGGACCTGCAGCAGGAGTAACCCCGTGATCGGACTGGATCGCCGCACCGGGCTGGCACTGTCGGGCATCGCGCACCTTCGCCAGTCCATTGAAGACATTCTGACCACGCCGCTTGGCAGCCGGCGCATGCGCCCTGACTACGGCAGCAAGCTGCGCCGCTTTGTCGATCTGCCGGTAAACGACGGCTGGAAAAGCGCGGTACAGGCCGAGGTGGCTCGCGCGCTGAGCCGCTGGGAGCCGCGCTTGAAGCTTGAGCGCGTGCGCGTGGTGGCGGTGCTGGGTGGCCAGATCACCCTGCAACTGACCGGGCAGTACCTGGGCGACAGCCAATTGCTGGAGGTGACAGCATGAGTATCGTGGATTTGTCGGCGCTGCCCGCGCCGCAGGTGCTGGAAGACCTCGACTTTGAGGAAGTTTTCCAAGACGACCTTGCGGCGTTCAAGCTGCACATGGGCGACAACTGGGACGCGTTGCTGGAGAGCGATCCAGCGATCAAGCTGCTGGAGGTCAGTGCTTATCGCAAGATGGGCAACCGGGCGCGGATCAACGACGCGGCCAAGGCGCTGATGCTGGCTTTCGCCAAGGGGACCGACCTTGACCACCTTGCGGCCAATGTGGGGCTCAAGCGGCTGGTGGTTCAGGCTGAGGATCTTGTATCGGTGCCGCCGGTGGCCGAAGTGCTCGAGGAGGATGACGCCCTGCGCGAGCGGGTCCAGTTGGTGTACGAGGGGCTGACCACGGCCGGCCCGCGCAACAGCTACATCCTGCATGCACGCAATGCCTCGGGGCTGGTGGCCGACGCCACGGCCGAAAGCCCGGCCCCGGCGGTGGTGGACGTGACGGTGTTGAGCCTGGAGGGCACAGGCGTGGCCAGCGCCGAGCTGCTGGCCGAGGTCGCCGCGCACCTGAATGACGACGACGTGCGGCCGGTGGCGGATCGGGTCAACGTGCGCAGCGCGGAGGTGATCCCGTACCGGATCGATGCGGTGCTGTACCTGGCCGGCAACGGGCCGGAAACCGAGGCGACCCTGGCCGAGTGTCAACGACGCCTGCAGGCGTGGATCAACCCCCGACGGCGGCTGGGCGTGGAAGTCTCGCGTTCGGCCATAGACGCCCAGTTGCACATCAGCGGCGTCGGCCGGGTGGAGTTGACGGGGTGGGTGGACATCAGGCCGTCGAAGGCCCAGGCGGCGTGGTGTAACGGTTTCAAACTGACGCGGGGAGGCTGACATGCAAAGCCTCCTGCCGCTCAACAGCACGCCGCTGGAGCGGGCTGTTGAGGCCGCGTCAACCGAAGACCTCAAGATCACCCTGCGCACGCTGTACAACCCCGACACGTGCCCGGCCCACCTGCTGTACCAACTGGCCTGGGCGTGGTCGGTCGACCGATGGGACGACACCTGGCCCGAGGCGATCAAGCGCACAGTGATCCGCTCGTCGTTCTACGTGCATGCCCACAAGGGCACCATCGGCGCGCTGCGCCGTGTGGTCGAGCCGTTTGGCTACCTAATCGAAGTGGTTGAGTGGTTCAAGACGACGCCGCCGGGCGTTCCGGGAACATTCGCGCTCAAAGTCGGCGTGTCAGACGACGGGATCAGCGAAGAAACTTACAACCAGCTTTCGGCGCTGATTGACGACGCAAAGCCCGTCAGCCGCACGCTGACCGGGCTGGCAATCGCGCTGGCGGTGCATGGCCAGATACGAATTGCAGCGGCGCTCAGCGAGGGCGACGTGATCGATATCTATCCGCCTGCCGGGCATGACGTTGAAGTGGGCGGCACCTATGGCCACTCCGGCTATGAACATCAAATCGAAACCCTGGACGTGTATTCATGACTGACCAGAACAGCCAGTTTTTTGCCATTCTCACTGCCGTAGGAGAGGCCAAGCAGGCTAACGCCGACGCGCTTGGCGTGCCCTGGACCTTTTCGCAAATGGGCGTGGGGGATGCCGGTGGCTTGGTGAATGTGACGCCGGACCGCCTGCAGACTCGGCTGATCAACGAGCGGCGCCGTGCCCCGCTCAATCAGCTGTCAATTGACCCCGCGAACGCGAGCCTCATCATTGCCGAGCAGGTGATACCCCCCGATGTTGGGGGCTGGTGGATTCGCGAAATTGGTCTGTACGACGCCGATGGCGACCTTGTTGCGGTGGCCAACTGCGCGCCCAGCTACAAGCCACTGCTGAGCCAGGGCACAGGCAAAACCCAAGTCGTGCGGCTTAACCTCGCGGTGACCAGCACCGCCAACGTGGTCCTCAAGATCGATCCGTCGGTTGTGCTTGCCACACGTCAATACGTCGATCAGCGCATTATCGAGGTGTTGCCTGAGACACGTCCGGCGGGCTCTTACACAAAGGTCACGATCAACAATCGTGGCGTAGTGACAGGCGGTTCTAGCCCCAGCACGTTGTTGGGCTACGGCATCACGAACGCCTATACGACGTCGGAAGTCGACAAGGCGCTGGGGTTTAAAGCCAACGTAAATAGCCCTCGTTTCACCGGGATTCCGGAGGCAGATACTGCTGCCGTGGGTACAAACACCAGCCAGCTGGCCACCTGCGGGTTTGTGTATGGGTCAGTTATAGCCGTCATCGGCGCGGCGCCTGGCGATTTGGATACGCTCGGAAAACTCGCGGCAGCACTAGGGAAAGACCCTAAATTTTCCGCGAACGTCGCTGATGAGCTGGGCAAAAAGGCGCCGCTGGAGAGCCCGGTTTTCAAGGGGACGCCCAGGGCAGACACGGCGGCGAAGGGCGATCAATCCGAGCGGCTGTCTACCACGCGGTTCGTCGCCGCCGCGATTGCTGAGTTGATGAGTGATCCGTGGGCACTGCAGCCAATCGGCGTGCCGATCCCGATCATGTCGGGCGCCGCCCAGCCGCCCACGGATCGGGCTTATCGCTACGTCAAACTGTCAGCAGGCGATGCGTACAACGACGGTGTTTTGTTCGAAGAGACTGTCTCGGGCGAAGCGCCGCTGCTGTCAGCAAGAGCGCGGATCAGCTTGACGATTGGCAGCCCCATCGGCGGTAACAGCGTGCAACTGCTCAACACGGAGCGGCGCTATATTCGTCCAGGGCAGAGCGGTGCTTTGCAAGACGACGCGATACAGAACATCACCGCAAGTATCACCGGGCAGATATCAACGGCCATCGCGGTGACTGCCGGCGGTGCGATCCGATTCACCCCATCTAACTGGTCGGCAGGCGTTAACGTTGAGGGCCGAGGTATTGAAAACCTGACGTTTGACGCATCGCGTGTTGCCCGAACGGCGACCGAGACGCGGACCCGCAATATCGGTTCCAACCTTTACATGAGGGTCAAGTAATGCCGTATGCCGCGAACAGGGTGGTTTCCACCGATCCCTTTGAGGGGGCAATTGAGATCACTACAGAACAGTACCGGGCGGCGGTCGACGGTATGGTCGAGGGCATGGTGGTCAGTATCGAAGGCGGCTTTTCCGTTGAGTTTCCGCCGCAACCTGAACCGCCGTCAGAAGCGCCACCGACCCCTGCCGAGCTACGTGTGGTCGCGCTGGCTCAACGTGACGCGCTGATGGCAGTTGCGGCAACGCGGATGGCCCCGCTGCAATATGCCGTCGACCTGGGTGATGCAACCGCTGACGAAGAGGTCATGCTTGCTGCCTGGAAGCGCTACAGCGTGGACTTGAATCGTATTGAGCAGCAGGAGACTTTCCCTGATCAAATCGACTGGCCGGTGTCCCCGGACATGGCAACACCTTAAAGCCCCGCACTGTCGGGGCTTTTTTCTGCCCGCTTCAATTTCTCAGCCCCGTTATCGGGGCTTTTTCATATCTGGAGTTTGTCCATGAGTGGATTCTTTCACGGCGTTACCGTAACGAACGTTGACACCGGTGCGCGCACCATCGCGCTGCCGTCGTCCTCGATCATCGGCCTGGTCGACACCTTCACCGAAGGCCCGACCGCCACGGCCAAGGCCAACGACCTGGTGATGATCACCAGCGAGCGTG